TGCCATATTTAGGGGCACAGGTTGGGGCAAGGATGCTAAATAGTTATCCACAGGAGTTATCCACAGGCACTAATAACTGTGGAAACACGCCCAACAATACGCTCAATGTTGCAGCCTATTTGACAAGGCGTGTAGCATCACAACTCGCTGGCGAGCCGCTGAGGCGGATAGCTCGCAGGCGATGTTTGGTGCTTGTGGGGCTGTATTGTGTAATTGGGATTACGCCAGCAAAGGCTTACGATCCAAACGTAGAGAGCTACAAGTTATATGCTCATATGAAGTTATTAAATGATAAATCTTATCGGTGTTTAGTAATATTATGGCGTTTAGAAAGTAACTGGAACCCTAAGGCTAAGAATCCTAAAAGTAGTGCGTTTGGTATTCCACAGCTGCTCAAGATGACAGAGACTAATCCATATAAACAGATAGACTTAGGGCTTAAATACATCACACATCATAGGATCTATAAAGGTGATACGTGCAAGGCTTTAGATAGACATAAGAAAGTAGGGCATTACTAATGGCTAACCGTGGTGACCCTAGACTAAAGCGGGCATACCGTGACGGCTTTCGCACCAAGATACTGCAGCGTGACGGGTACGTATGCTTTTACTGTGGCCAAGATGCAGACCAGGTTGACCACGTTATCCCAATCTCTAAAGCGCCTGAGTTAGTTGTGAGCCCTGACAATGCAGTAGCTTGTTGTAAGCGTTGCAATACACGCAAGGGGAATAGGTCACAGGGCGTTTTTTTAGCCACAAGCGCTACCCCCCCTGTCTTTTCTGACTGTTTATCCCCAAAAACGTCTGTAATGACCCAGCAAGGCCCTTGCGCTGGCCAACCTGAGCAGGATGTTAACTAATGGCAACCAAAGCTAGCCAGCCCTTACGAGGGGCGGTAAGGCCACGCCTAGAAAACAAACCGCTAAAAGGTGCGAGCCGAGGCGATGAAGTTGCACAGCTAGCAGAGGATATTGGCCTGCCGCTTTTACCCTGGCAACGTTACGTAATGCAGGATATGTTGACTATAGATAAAAATAAAATGTTTGTGCGTAAAACCAATCTGCTTTTGACATCACGCCAACAGGGCAAGTCTCACCTGGCGCGTATGCGTATCTTGGCAGGCTTATTCTTGTTCAACGAGCGTAACCACGTGGTCATCTCCTCTGCACGATCTATGGCATTAACCACTTTTAGAGAAGTTGCACAAGCTATAGAGGATGCACCTATTCTAAAGAAAGAACTAAAGAGCATCCGCTACGCCAACGGCAACGAGGCCATAGTATTAAAATCAGGTGCCCGTTTAGATGTACGTGCAGCTACACGTGACTCAGCCCGCGGTGCCACGGCAGATTTTCTATTTATAGATGAATTACGAGAAGTTGACCAGGTTGCCTTTGCAGCTGCTATGCCAGTAACCCGCGCACGGCCTAACGCGCAAACCCTACTGGCCAGTAACGCAGGCGATGCTTTTAGTGTGACCTTAAACGAGTTACGGGAACGATGCCTGGCGCACCCGCCTGAGTCGCTAGGTTATTACGAGTACAGCGCCCCACAGTTTGCAGCGCTAGATGATCGTAAAGCCTGGGCTATGGCAAACCCAGCTTTAGGAATACTCGTAACTGAGGCATCTATTCAAGAGGCCCTAACGACACAAACCACAGAGCAATTTAGGACAGAAACGTTATGCCAATGGATAGATTCGCTACAATCACCGTGGCCCCACGGTAGTGTCGAAGATGCCAGCGACATCAACCTGAAAATGGCACCTGGGCCTTTAACTGTTTTTGCCTTTGACGTTAGCCCGTCTAAACGCGATGCCAGCCTTGTTATGGGTCAGATATTGCCTGACGGGCGCATAGGTGTAGCTGTGTTAGATACCTACAGCTCACAGGTAGCAGTAGATGAGCTAGTTATGGCTGCAAGTATTAAAAAATGGGCTGACCTGTATTACCCACGTTTAGTTTGCTATGACAAGTACACCACGGCATCCATAGCCCAGCGTTTGCAAAATGCAGGCGTACAAACCCGCGACATCTCAGGGCAAAGCTTTTATACTGCGTGTTCAGATTTTCATAATGCCCTAGTTAATGATCGGCTACGCCATAGCGGGCAAGATTTAGTAATACAACAAATGGCTAATTGCGCAGCAAAAATTACGCCAGATTCTTGGCGTATAGTCAGGCGTAAATCAGCTGGCCCCGTAGATATACCTATTGGGCTAGCTATGGTAATTCACGTCTTAGCGCAGCCTGTATCTGAGGCTAAAGTTTACGTTTAGACACGCCGAGGGTGTGTATAACTTTACACCTGTGAATAACCTATAATCCGCCCTATGGGTCTATTGCAAACTTTTGGTTTATCTAAAAAAGATGTTACCGCCCAGCTAGCCCCTGCCGTTATGTCACAAGGTTACGGCGCTGGCGTTTATAGCTACGGCGGCCTTTATGCAACTGGCAACGGTGCCCCGTTTATGGATCGTTTTACAGCTTTGCAAGTGCCAGCTGTATCTCGTTGCCGTAACTTAATTGCAGGCGTTATATCAAGTATTGATTTAGAGCTATACAAAAAATCTACAGGCGCAAAAATGGAAAGCCCACTATGGCTTGACCAACCCGATATGCGCCAGCCACGTAGCGTAACTATTGCTTATACCGTTGACTCATTACTATTTTACGGCGTTGCATATTGGCGCGTTACATCTTTATACGCCGATGACGGGCGCCCTAGCGGTTTTGAGTGGGTAGCTAATACTCGCGTAACTGTTACAACTAACAAGTATGGCGATGAGGTCGAGTATTATTCTGTTAATGGTGAGCGTTGCCCTATGGCGGGTATTGGATCACTTGTTACTTTTCAATCTTTGTTACCTGGCGTATTAGAGACAGGCGCTCGCACAATACAGAGCGCAATAGACGTACAAAAGGCCGCCGCTGTTGCAGCTGCTACACCAATGCCTACAGGATTTATTAAAAATAGCGGTGCAGATTTACCTGAGGCACAGATTAGCGGTTTATTAGCCGCGTGGAAAGCTGCACGTGCATCACGCAGTACAGCATATTTAACTAGCACTTTAGATTACCAACAGGTTGGTTTTAGCCCCAAAGAAATGACCTACAACGAAAGCAGCCAGTACTTAGCTACGGAAGTAGCAAGGCTAATGAACGTACCTGCGTATTACATAAGTGCAGATATGAATAACAGTATGACCTACCAAAACATTATTGACGGGCGCAAAGAGTTTGTAGCATATTCATTACAGCCGTTTATTAGCGCTATTGAAAACCGTCTATCTATGGATGATATTACGGCGCACGGTAACGTAGTGCGCTTTGCACTAGATGAAACTTTTTTACGTGCCGATACTGCAGCGCGTTTAGATGCAATAGAAAAAATGCTTAATCTAGGTTTAATAGATTTAGAGCAAGCGCAAAGTATGGAACAACTAAGCCCTAGTGGCCTTAATGAAGGGAACGAAATCCGTGATCTTAACGTTTAGTGGCAATATCGAGGCAGTAGATAGCGGCGAGCGCCGTATGATTTCAGGCAAAATTGCACCTTATGGCGAGGTAGGTTACACAAGCGCGGGCAAAGTAGTTTTTGCTGAGGGTTCAATTAGCGCAGCTGAGCCAAGTAAAGTAAAACTCTTAATGGCACACGATAACTCAGCCGTGGTGGGGCGTATGCAAAGTATGACCTCAGCTAAAGACGGCCTATATGCAAGTTTTAAGGTAAGTGCATCCTCACGTGGATCAGATGCGATTTTGCTAGCCCAGGAGCAACTTATGGACGGCTTATCCGTTGGTGTGGAAGTTACCGCATCAAAGCCCCAAAAGGATTACCTCCTGGTCACCGCTGCCACCTTACGCGAGGTGTCACTCGTAGAGAGCGCTGCCTTTGCAAGCGCTGCGGTGCAAAAAATTGCCGCAGCTGCAGAAAATATGCCAGTAGCCCCAGTAGAGGCTGCAAGTACTAAAGTTACAACAACGCACATAGTAACAACCGAGACAGAAACCGAAACCGAAAACCAACCCGAAAGCGAGGCCGCTGTGACTACAGCCCCCGAAGAAAACGCACCTGAGGCAGTAGATGCCACAGAGCAGGCTGCACCTACAGTAGAGGCAGCTCGTAAAATCATCCTACCAAGCGCACTTAACTCACAGCGTGTACGTACACCTATTGTAAATATGGGTTCATACACAGAGCATAAAATTAAAGCAGCATTAGGTAATGAAGAATCAAAGCTATATGTAACAGCTGCGGATGATTCATTTACAACTAACCCAGCATTTAACCCAACTCAGTACCTATCAGAGTTCCCAACTAACACACGTTTTGGCACACCTGCTATAGATGCTTGCTCACGCGGAGTATTGCCAGCCTCAGGTATGACTATTAACGTGCCATCACTTGTCACTTCTGCAGGTGGCGGTAACGGTGTAGCACCTGAAGTTACTGTAGAGGCCGAAGGCGGAGCAGTACAAAACACAGGTATGGAAACTTCTTACCTCACAGGTACAGTTGCTAAGTACTCAGGAATGAACACAATTAGCGTGGAGTTGCTAGAGCGCTCTGACCCTAACTTCTATGCAGAGCTAACTAACCAACTGCAAAATGCTTATTTAAAGCGTTTAGATCAGACTGTATTGGCTGCTCTTATCCAAGCTGGTCAGCAAGGTGCAACACAGGCAGCAACAAGCGCAGGCATTATTGCTTACGCCGCAGATGCAGCCTCTAAGGTTTACCAAGCCACTGGCTATTTTGCTACTAATTATGTAGCTAATCCTTCACAATGGCAGCTACTTATTGGCTCTACCGATTCAACTGGACGCCCTATCTATTCAGCCAGCCAACCAATGAACGCAGGCGGTCTAGTACAGCCTGGTTCAATTCGTGGCAACGTACTTGGACTTGATTTATACGTTGACAAAAACTTCACAGCTACTACAACGATTGACGATTCAGCACTAATCCTTGCACCTGAGGCTTTTACTGTTTACCAGTCACCACAGGCTTATATGTCAGTTAATGTTGTATCTAACCTACAGGTGCAGGTTGCTATCTATGGTTATATGGCAACTATCGCCAAGATGCCTAACGGTATCGTCCGATTTAACCTAACCTAAGAAAACCCACTAATAGTTTGGTAGGCCTCTTAGCCCTTTGAGGCTTACCAAACCTAAGTAAGATAGGAGTACACAAGTGCCAGCTACATACGTGACGGCCGCTACGCTTAAAGCTAGTTTGGGCGTTGGCACTTTGTACGATTCTTATACCTGGATAGAGGACACCTGCCAAGCTGCACAAGATCTAATAAACGGCTTTTTATGGTTTGACAGCGCGCCCGTAGTCGGTACTGCGTTGGTGTCTAATGTCGCTACCGTTATGGTTGCCAACCCTGGCATTTTTACTACGGGCCAATCAGTAACTATTGCCGGGGCTGGTTCAACCTTTAACGGTACTTACACAATCACAGGCACTATTCCCTTTAGCACAGGTACAGCTAATATCTTGCCTGCCTTTAATATGCAGCTTAATTATTGGCAATTCCCACAGGGCTATAGCTTTATCCAATATGCAAAAACTGCAGCTGACCAAAACTTTAGGCGCATCCTGCCTTATGGCACTATGACAGGTGACGATACAAAAACCGCTACCTACGCCAATACCCCAGCTATTAACGCTGCAGCTTTAATGCTGGCAGAAAATATCTGGACTTCACGGTTCAGTACACAAAACGGCGGCACTAGCTTAGACGGCTACAGCCCTAGCCCCTTTAAGATGTCTAACACGCTTATGGCATCCGTGCGCGGCCTCTTAGCCCCGTATCTTTCACCTGCGGGTATGGTCGGCTAATGCCTGCAGCTATAACTACTTTACGCAGCACAATAGCTGCAGCCCTGGCTAACCCAGGTGTATGGACGGTATTTAACTACCCGCCTAGCACTATGCAATCTAGCGCTGTGGTGGTGGCCCCTGCGGATCCATATATCACGCCAAGCAATAACTCTCAAGCAACTATCTCGCCTATGGCTAATTTTAAAATTATTATGACCGTGCCTATGTTTGATAATGCCTCAAACCTTATTGGCATAGAGGACACAATAGTAGCTGTGTTTACTAAACTAGCTAATAGCGCAATCGTATTTAATGTTACTGGCGTGAGCGCGCCTAGCGTACTAAGCGTTGCCGCAGGTGACTATCTAACGGCAGATTTACAAATATCAATACTAACGAGCTGGAGCTAACTAATGGCACTTACAGATGAAGAAAAAGCATTTTTAATCAAAATTGGCCAAGAGTTGCCAGTAGAGGTTAAAGAGACAAAGACAAAAGACACATCTACCGAGAAAATAGGAGAATAGCCCAATGGCAATTTATCTATCCAATACCGTAGTGGCTACTCTTAACTCAGTAGTCCTATCAGATCACGTAACAAGCGCAACTATTAACCGCGCTTTTGACGAGCTAGAGGTAACAGCTATGGGCGATACAGCGCATAAGTTTGTTAAGGGCCTAGAGGCCAGCACTATTACTCTAGACTTTTTAAGCGATACAGCTGCAGCAAACGTAAACGCAACTTTGCAAGCTGCCTGGGGTACAACAGTACCGCTAACACTTAAGCAAACAAGCGCCGTCGTATCAGCAACTAACCCGCTATACAGCACTACTGTGTTGGTTAATAACACCACAGATATTAACGGCGCTGTGGCAGATATTGCTACTCAGAGCATTACCTTTACCTGTAACTCACCAATCGTAATTACAACTTCCTGAGAATAAACAAAAGGGGCTAACACAATGGCAAAACTTAAAATAACAAGGGCAGACGGCAGCGTATCGGATCATCAGATTACGCCACGTATTGAGTACGCCTTTGAGTTATACGCTAAAAAAGGCTTTCACAAAGCTTTTAGAGATGATGAAAAGCAAAGCGATGTGTACTGGCTAGCCTGGGAGTGTTTACGCACAAGCGGGCAAACCGTACCGATGTTTGGGGCAGAGTTTTTAGACACCTTAGCTAAGGTTGAGGTACTAGATGATGACCCTTTGGGGTAGTGGGGCGCGGTAGCTTTGGTTACCTCATAGCGCAGCTAGCCGTGGAAACGGGTATTGCGCCTCAGTACTTACTAGACCTGGATACGTATATGTTTAAGAATATGTTAAAAGTTTTAAGCGATAAAGCTAAGGAGCAGCAAAATGCCAGTAGAGGTAAGAGGCGCCCTTGAGCTACGCAAAGCTATTAAAAAGTTTAGCCCCGATTTAGCTAAAGAGACTCGCAAAGAGTTAGCAAACCTTTTAGCCCCTATAGTTAAAACTGCTCGTGGCTTTGTTCCAAGTACCGCGCCTTTATCGGGCTGGGCTAAAGCGCCTACAACTACTGGCAGATTCCCAATATGGAGCAGTAGTGCAGCTAAAGGCGGCATAGGCTATAAAACTTCACCTTCCAAACCCAACAGGGAAGGTTTTAGGGCTGTAGCTCGTATTGTGAACGCTAGCGCTGCAGGTGCAATCTATGAGACAGCAGGCCGCGTTAATCCTGGGGGCCGAGATCAGGCGGGATTAAAACCTGTTGTATATCCTGGCCACGCAGATTTTGGCAAAATGGTGCGCTCAGGTAGCAAAAATGAAGGGCGTAGCGCAAACCCGTTTGCAGGTAAGCAGTTTGTAGATGCGATTAACGCTGGCGGTCAAATAGTAGATGCCAATAACCAAACTGGCGCAGGGCGCCGTAGTCGCAAAATGCGAGGCCGTGCAATCTTTAGAGCCTGGGCCAATGACGGCGGCAAAACTAACGCAGCTGTAATTAAAGCTATAGAAAACTCTAAACTTAAGTTTTACAATTCTATGGGGGTTAAATAATGGCCGTTGACCCGTCCGTAGTAATAAATATAGCCGCCGAGTTCACAGGCAAAAAAGGCTTTAAGCAAGCTGAGACGGCTACCGACAAGCTCAGTAAATCGGTTAAAAGTTTAGCTAAGACCTTTGGCCTTGCTTTTGGTACGGCTGCCGTTATTGGCTATGCCAAAGCCTCAGTAAAAGCTGCAGCTGCAGACCAAAAAGCCCAGCAACAGTTAGCCCTGGCATTAAAAAACGTAGGCTTAGAGCGCGATGCTGCCTCAGCTGAAAGATTTACAAAGTGAGTTTGGCGTTATAGATGATTTATTAAGGCCTGCTTATCAAAAACTAGCGGTAGCAACTAAAAATACAGCCGAGACCCAGCGCTTATTAAGTATTGGCTTAGATATAAGTGCATCAACTGGCCGCGATTTAGAGAGCGTGACAGGCGCATTAAGTAAGGCATACCTGGGTAATAACACATCTTTAGGTAAATTAGGCGTAGGCATATCTAAAGCAGACCTTAAAACTAAATCTTTTAAGGAGATTACAGACGATTTAGCCGTAACCTTTAAGGGTTCAGCCAAAGCAGCCTCAGAGACTTATGCAGGATCTATAGCCAAACTAGGCGTAGCTGCAGCTAACGTGCAGGAGATTATCGGCACAGGGCTTATAGATGCCTTAAAAAATCTAGGTGACGATACAACCGTGGCAGACCTTGCTACTAATATGGAAAACCTAGCAACTTATACCGCTGACGTTATACGCGGGTTTGGTCTTATGGCCGCAGCCTTAAAAAAGATACCTGGGCTATCAGGATTAACAGGGGCTAGCGTAGTTCAAGCTATACCAATTTTAGGCAGTTATATAACTTTGCTTAATCAAGCTGGAGCACAAGCTAGACGAGCGGCAGAGGTTGGCGCTCAAAAAAACCCAATTCAATCAGGCTCATATTTAAGTACTCAAAAGAAAATAACAGCCCTTACTAAAGAGCAGCAAAAGGCCCAGGCTAAAATCCTTGCAGATAAAAAGTCACAGGCAATTCTAGATAAGGCTAACCTGGCTTTAGCTAAGGGTAACGATGTCTTTAATATGGATGCTATCCAGCTAAACGCTGCGCTTATAGGCCAGGCTGAGGCGTTAGGTAAGGCCACTAGTGGCGCACAGATATTAGCTATAGCCAACGATGTACAGCGCTTAAAGGTTAAGCAAAGTATTGCTGACCTAGAAGATGCCATAGCCTCAAAGGATGATGCAGCCATAGTAAAGGCCACGGCCAAGCTAAACGAGGACTTAAAGATATTAGGCGCCTTACAGCGCCAAGATGCCAAACTGCTAGATATAAACAGAGTTTTGGCAAGTATGAAGTCAACCGATTTAATTAACCTGGCTAACCTACAAGCTGCGCTAGACCTACTAGCTAAGTTTAAGTTCCCTGTGTTTACTATGCCAGGGGCAGGCGGTGGCGGTGGCGGTGGCGGACTTTTTAAGGATCAACCAAAGCTAGAAAAGTTAACAGGCAAAGAGTCTATAGACGCAGTTTTAGAGTATTCAGATGCAGTAACCGCTTTAGCTACGGCTATGGCAGATACTTTAGATGAACAGAATTACCAAGATTATTTATCTCTAATTGAGTTCCAAAACAAGCTAGGAGACTTTGGCGGCTATAGCACCAATATGAACAGGGGCGCAGGGTACGGCGCTGGCAAGGTAACCGTAGAGATTATAGATAAGACGAGCGGGCTTATTGAGGTGGTACAAACAGCCGTACAAGAAAACAATAGGTTTGGCAATAACCTCAATTTTGCTGGGGCGCTAT